CAGGACCAACATCAACTTCTATTTCTCTGTACTTGCTTTCATGTTGTAATTTTGTAACCCTTGCATTATCGGCAACAGTTTGTTCTTTTTCAATAAATCCTTCAAGTTTTGTAATTGTTGTATCAATATCTTCTGTCTTTAATTGTGCTTGCTGTCGCAATTCTTGTATTCGTGTGTTAATAGTTTTAATTTGAGATGCATATTCTTTATCTGTCTTGCTAAAGTCTTTACGTAATTGCTCACTTATCTTTCTCATTTTATCTCGTGCAACCCACGAAACACCTCTATCTCTTTTACGTACTTTATCTATTGCTATTTCTTTTTCTGTTTTACCTGTTTCATCATCAACTTTACCATCGGGCCGTTGTTGTAATAAAGCCAAATCAGTTTTAGTACGTTCTGCATATTCGGTTAATTTGCTATCTTGTACTGCAATTTGTTCGTCGGCTATTAATTTTAGTTGAAGTTTTTCATCTTTAATTCTATCATATATAATGTTTAATTGTTCTTGTTCATTTTTAATAAGAAGATCTACTCTAACATTTTCGCCTCTATTAAGTCGACCAATGTCGTCATTCCATCGTTGTATTTTTGCATTTGATCTTACTAATTTTTCTGCATATACTTCAATTTGTGCAACCTGTTCTTCAGACATTGCATTTTGTTGTAGATGTGCTTTTGAGAGATAACCAAAAATACCCATAGAAGTTATGAGCATTAATATAACAACAGAAATTGTAAGATATGATCTTATTAATTTAGGAATTCTAGGCCAGAATTGGTAAAGCCAACTTGCTGTAACAAGTTTACCAACTTCTAATACTGTACCCATTACTGCAATGGATACTACTGCGCCACTGAAGATAGCCATTAGGCCCACTATTGAATAGTAGGCCGCTGTGGCTGAAATGCATAATGCTGTGAATAATACGAAAAGAGCAAAAATCATTAATATGCGGTTACTGCAATGTTTGCGTTTCCGCCGCTTGCTTCGATATTCGAAACTGTATCAAGTAGAGCGGATGTAATTGGCTCTGCTCTAACTCTATTTCCTTGACCGCCGCCGCTTGTGCGAGCAGTACCATCTGCATAAGTTATTCTATTTACAGACTTGGCTACGGAAAGAGCTGTTGCGACCATACGTTTTACTGCATCAGCGCCTGTTAATGTTGTTGAATTGTCAGTCCAATGCGGAGTAACTTTGTATTCTACAAAAAAATCAAAGGCAGTAGCAACACCATTTGTATGTGTTGGTGTACCTATCCAAAGTTCTGTTGGATTTGCAAATTCGCCTAAATGTTCTTGTACTAATTGCCAACGCATATTTCCACGTTCTACTGCAAGTTGTTTTGCTTCACTATCCATTGCAGTACCAGCAGTATCTAATTGATCTGAGTTCAATCCAAAGATTGTTCCTTCGCCAGCACTTGGTGCTGAAACGGATGTTAATGCTACAGTGAATCGTTTACCTACTGAGGTTTCACCGTATAAATGTTTTTTTATGTATCTGTCAGACACGTTATATTCTCCCGACTATATCTTAGTTAAAATTATTTATCTGATTCTGCACCTAAATGTGTTGTTGCAAATGATTGGGATACTATTGTTGTATTAATATTAGTATACTTTTCAGTCCCTTTTTCTTTAGCAAACAATGTACCAAAACTTCTACCTTGCTTACCTTTTTTAGAAAATACTATTCTACACATTACATCTTTTCCTTCTAAAGCATTAGAAAGAAATTCTTTTGCGCCAGTATTTTGATCTGGAATAATGCTAACCCCAAATAATTTTACTTTTTGAGTAATACGAACATAAAATCCTAGGTCCAGAACCATATCTAACTGGTCACCATTAATAATTTTATAATATACCACTTTATATTCATACACTCGCTATCTCCATTGACATATACTTATTCAAATATCGCTAACCTTGCCATCGATAAAATCTATGGGTGTCTATTTGAACTGTCTTTATAAAATCTTTTTGACTCGCCCACCTTGGGTTAACATAATCTGCATGGTAATGTGTTGCACCTTCTGTAAAATCAATAATCATCATTGATCTTGTTAAAAAATATCTTGTAAGTGCTATTGAATAGACCCATGCTCTGTTATTTCTTGGTTTATCGGACAACCCATCACAATACCAACTGAATTGACATCTATTTTTCTTTGGATAAAATTTATTGTCTTTAAGATTTAGAAAATGCTTACCTTGTCTAACAACTCCGCAAATAGTATTTGGAAACCGTTTATCAGCAACTCTATTCAATGTAACTAAAATAACTGCTACCTTTCCTGATAAACTTTCGTTTCGTGCCTCATGATATATGTTCAAAGCTAGGCATTGTATTTCGGCAGAAGAAAACGACATAAATGTGTTACGATATTTTGGTGTCGTATATCGTTCGATCTTCTTAGTTGTTTTGTCAAGGTCGGCCTCTGTCATAGCATTCGCAGATATAGATCCAAGAAATACATAAGAGAAGACGACTATACAAAGTTTAAATAAACTCATATAAAATCCTTTTTATTTTTTATTTTTTAATTACAATCCAAGTTTATAAGGAAAACCCAGTTAGCGTCTCCAATGACAAAACTGGGCTTTATCTAAAGATCCTTGTTATTTCTTGCTGTAAATACCCCATAAAATCCACAGGGCAATTAAGCCTACAAGTCCTTCACCACCTAATGCTTTCACGAATGAGATTACATTTCCCAGGATGTCAAAAGGAAGGAATACTACGTTTGCACCAAAAATGATTTGAAGCGTAACGCCGAGCATGACAATCGAAAGACCAACTTCTGTAAGTCCCCGAACCCACTCAGATATATTTTTTACTATATCCATTTACTCTATCTCCTAATAATTAAAAGTGACAAGTGCCACCTGTACTGAAAAATAGTCTATAATGACTACCATAATATTTACCTGCTTTCCAGGTAAACTACCCTTGATTACACCGGGGTTTGTGTCTATTAATTAGACGAGATTCATGCAATTCTAACGACTTTTTAGTATAATTATTGTACGGGGAGAATATAATCTCCACATCATCTAGTGTATCTTTGTTAAAAAATTCATGGCGAAATTCATCCCATTTTTTCGTTTGCTTAGTTCCTTTGGTTATACCTAATAGTTTTTTTGCATGTTGTCGTAATCTTTGCGGTGTTCCGGCATTATAACTAGTGTTACTACTTGCATTAATTCCGACATAAAAAATGCCAAAACTTGGCGAACTTAGCATGTAAATGCCAGAACAACGGATCTCTATTGGTGAATCTTTCCTTGTTCTGACACTAATATTGTTATTTTTTGGTATAAAATCGAGAATTGTTTTTAGAGGAAATTTGTACTGCATAAGTTATATTATAGCACATTATTGCTAATGTTGTCAACCTGTCGCAAAAATGTTCAATACTTTTAGAATTTAAAAGTATCGAACATTAGTTAATTATGCTTGAATAGTATCTATAATAACTTTTGTGATATCATATGGATTGGCATTAGATGCTGGTCGTCTATCTTCTAAGTAACCAGTTGTATAATTAGACTCAACTGTCTCAAGAGGTATTCTCACACTTGCACCTCTATCACCTTCACCATAAGTAAACTGATCAATAGATGCTGTCTCGTGTTCACCAGTCAATCTTTGATCATTATCTTTTCCATATACTGCTATGTGTTCAGCATGTCGGGCTTTCATTTTATCTAATATATCATGATAGACACCTAACTGAGAATCGTTTCTCATCTCGTTTGTGCTAAAGTTTGTATGCATCCCAGATCCATTCCAATCACCTTTAATAGGTTTAGGTTCTATATTAATATCACAGCCATGCTCTTCTGCAACTCTCTCTAAAATATATCGTGACATCCAAAGATCATCACCGGCATTCTTTGCACCTTTACTAAACACTTGATATTCCCATTGGCCAAGAGCAACTTCAGCGTTTGTACCAGTGATATCAATCTCTGCATCAATACATGCATCCATATGATCTGAAACTACTTTTCTTCCTGCAACTTTACTTGCACCTACACCACAGTAATATGGTCCTTGAGGTCCGGGCTCTCCGTTTGCCCAGCCTAGTGGTTTACCAGTACCATTTGTTATAAAGTATTCTTGTTCAAATCCAAACCAATAATCATCAGAGTCTTCAAATGTTATGGCTTCTCTCTTTTCAGTTGAACACATAACAAGCCAACCTGATGGCTGGAATGGGTTATGATAAAGTTTAACCGGGGTTAATGTAACATCAGAATGGTTGCCAGGAGCTTGATCAGTTGATGAACCATCATAACCCCAAATTGGAACTAGTTCTAACTTATTAATATCGCCATCGGCGACTTTTGTTTTACTACGTAAATGCTCGTTCGCATCGAGCCATACGTATTCTAGTACTGTCTTCATGTTGTTTTCCTTCCGAAAACGTTTAATTTTATGTTGAAAATATAAGCAATGTCTGTAAAATTTTCCAGTGAATTTCTTCCAAAAACGCCTAATTTTATAACATTCAAAGTGTATTTAGTTTTCTATTAACTAGCACTATAAAAAATAAATACGTGCGGAAACCTATTATTAGGAAACCACGTTAATAATTAAATTTAAATAGCGAGGTAACATATGTTTCTTACAGAACATTTACAAAATGCGGCCAAAGCCGCAGGTAGACCGTGTAATCTATCTTATTATTTTTACCATGCATGGATTGCACTTAAATGCGGATCAATTTATTATTATATAGCATTCTTCTCTCACGTACATGCAATTTTTCCCTTTATTCATGAAGGATTTGGGCTTGCAGAAATGATAGTTGCTCGAACCAATGTAATTCGTAAAAGTATCCCTGATTGGGAAGGCTGGAAAGAATTAGATAATTGGGACGATGACAAGTATGCCTCTTGATAATTTTTTAGAACGAATAGATAATGAATTACTTAATCATTCAGTTATAATAGACAACAAATATTGTAGTTGGTTTAGGCATACACCAAATTTAATATTAGAAGATGTACGTCAATTTACCCAACAATTTTCTGTTTTTTCAAATCAATTTATTATTGCTCAATTAAACAAAGTTATAAATGCAATAGATTTAGAGGAAGCAAGAGCAGGAAAAGAAGTATTAGCAAATGAAATAGGGGTTGCTTTTAAAGATGGTTCTGTAGATGAAGGAACATATAGATTTGCATCTGCACATTTCGAATGGCTAGTTAGTTTTGCTAAACCATTAGGATTAACATTTGATGATATAGGTAAACGAAAACACGGATCGCCAGCAACATTATTTTATTGTGATGAATTAATTAGAATATATGGTAATGAAGATTTTAATGTATCTGCAGGTGCAAGTTTTGCAGTAGAAAATTGGGCGGCGGCCGGCTTTTGGAAAGATTTGATAGCAGGATTACAAAAATTTAAAACAAAATATTCTTTAAATTTGCCTTTAGGATTTTTTACATGGCATGACAAGTTAGAAGAACAACATGCCGAACACACAAGAGAAGAAATGATCACATTGTACAATGAACATAACCTTAATGAGGATTTGTTTATTAAAGCAGGTAATGAAATGTTAAATGGAGTCGAAGCGTTTTGGGTTGGGCTTGACCAAGAACGTATCAGCCGAGAACACTATGCACATTAACGGGTTGCATCATTTTGCTTGGAAATGTGCCAATGTGCAAGAAACAATTGATTTTTATAGTGGAATTTTAAATCTGCCTCTTGTTCATACTATAGAAAAAGATTATGTACCAAGTACAGGAGAATATGCTCCGTACAAACATATCTTTTTTGAAATGGATGACGGTAGTAATATTGCTTTTTTTGATACTGGCGATGGCAAAGGTACAACTACTGATTGTGATGATTGGATTGTGCATTTTGCATTTGAAGTAGATACGAAGGACGATGTTGATAAATGGTGCAAACTTTTAAAATCGGACGATATAGATGTTATCGGCCCAACTAATCACGATGACTGGATTTATAGCATTTACTTTTTTGATCCAAATGGACTACGTTTAGAAATTACAACAGAGCTGAAATTAGACCCACGGCATAAATAGTTTTGATTTAGACGGAGAATTTTTTTTGACTACACAACTTATTAACCCTGTTGAATTTACTACGGTGGTTAAGCGTCTTCGTTCCTTTTTCGATAATTTAAACTTTCAAGAAGTACATACCCAAAGCAGATTAAGCATACTAGCCGCTTGTGAGGATCCAACTACGGTTGCAACCTACACGTATAGCGGTGAAATATGGCCACTACCTCAAACAGGTCAAATGTGGCTTGAATATGAATTACTAACAAAACCTGATTTACCAGGTTGTTATTGTGTTAGTACAAGTTACAGGCAAGAACAAAATCCAACTCCAGGTAGACACGAACTTATTTTTCCAATGTTCGAATTTGAAGCTCCTGGCAATTTTGAAGATCTTCTTCAAATGGAAAATGATCTTTGTAAATTTCTTGGTTTCAAAGCAAAAAATGAAAGAAATCCTTATACTGAAGATTTTCCTGGCGGAATGTATCAAAGTGTTTTAGCAAAATATACTGGTGCAGAATTAGATGCAGGACATGAAGAAGAAATGTATAAAGAATATGGAGATGTATTTTTCCTAACATATTTTCCAGAATCAACAAGTCCTTTTTGGAACATGAAACTTGGTAAAGATGATGTGAAAAAAACTGGAAAACTTGCTAATAAATGCGATGTCATTATAGGCGGAATGGAAACTATCGGTAGTGCTGAACGCGGTACTGATCCTGACCAAATGCGACATCAATTCCATACAATATCAGACGGTGGGTATGCCGAGTTATTGTATGATCTCTTTGGTAAAGAAAGAGTAGAAGCAGAACTTCAAGAATTTTTAAAACATGACTTCATACCTAGGTATGGAGGCGGAATAGGAATAACACGCTTGATTGCAGGAATGAAAAAAGCAGGCCTTATGTAATGATTACAAGCAATAAAACAATTCCGATTTATAAAAACGGAGCTGGGATACATGACTTGATAAAAGAATTACAAAGACAAGCAAGAGAACTTGCTTATGATAAAAACTTTTATAAAAAATATGGATTTGCTAGTTGCTTTGAATGCGACGAAACATTTACCGACCTTGATGAACTTGCAGAACATCAAGAGGAACATCTTATAAAAGAACAGACTCTGGGGTGACGAAACAGGTAGACGTGGTGCGTTGTTTACGTATTGTCCCTTTTGCAGAGGGGCGTGTAGGTTCGAATCCTACCCCCAGAGCCAATTTGGTTTTAGTAACTTTTTATTTATAAAATTTTACTCAAACTTTTAACGGGATTATTGTTCCTTTTTTTCCATAATTAATCTGTCCATTCGTCCTCTTCGACCTCATATAATGTATATTTCGCTGTTAGTTCATCACCAGATTTTATATCTTTAATTGTCATCAAGTATTTTACAGGTATTTGATGCCAGTAGCCGTTTAATACTTTACAATTTGGATTGTCATTATGATTATAAAATGCTCCTAATGCTGTTCTTATGTACCCGTGTGGAAAATTTCTATTACGGATATGAACAATTCCTAATACAACATCTTTTGCAAACTCTTTTGTAGATATTAAACCTAAACCTTCTATTTTACTTTGGCCTATTGTAATACCATTTGGGAGGGGTCTATACATTGAAAATCCTTATGCTTCCATTAGTTTAAAAAATACAGACCAATTTACATTTTGGCCTGTTTCGCCATACACGATTACTTTCAGTTTGTTTGAACTAACATCGTTTACAATATTAACATCCCAATGTGTTGCTGAATTTTGATATGTTGTTTTGGCATTTGTACCAATAATGCTTAGTGTGCCGGCTGTATTATCAGCTACGCCTTCTACTTTAAATGCATTTTGTAATGTACCACTTGCTTGGCGTCCTATAAACCGAACATCAAAATACCATGCTTTATCAGTACCAGGTCCTATTTGTAAACTATTAAAAAGAACTTCTTCGCCGCTATTTCCAGTTGATGTAAATGTTGCGGTGTAAACTTGTCCTCCGGAATTTTGTTCTGGTCTTAATGTCCATACTGCACCGGATGGAACAGATATATAATCTCCCATATCAAGCAAATCTGCACCGGAGCCTTGTTTAAGAGTTTTTAATGTAATTCCGCCGCTTACACTTGATTTAATTAGACTAAAAGCACCTGCTGTTGTATCAGTTCCAAATGAATGTGTTATTACCTTTTGATCTGTACTTTTAAATTCTAATGATGATGTTTCAGAGTTCCATCGAATAGTACCATCCATACTACCAGTTGCTTGGGCTGTTGTACCACCTGGTAATACTAACCCTGCTGTTCCAGTTAATATTGGATTATCTGGAATATTAATAGTAGGATTACCAATAGTACCGTCACCATTTAGTACTGTAATCTTATTTGCTGTACCAGTTATTGTTCTATAATGTGGAGTATCTCCTCCTCGAGCAATAAAACCAGTGCCAGTTGAATCTTTTAAGGCATCCAGCCATGTAGTTGGTATAGTTCCAACAGAATACCATTGATTATTAAAGTACGCATATAATACTTTTTCATCTTCTCTTATTGCAAGAGCACCTTCGAGAACTGTTAGATTAGCCAATCCTTCAGCACTTGCTACAACAATAACATTTGCAGTTGAACTAGTAGCAGTTCCTCCGGAAGAACCACCACCACTGGCACCGCCGCCTCCTGTTGAGGTCGATCCACCAGTCTGTTCTCCGCCCGCGGCTGTATCAGATGCAACACTTCCTGATGCACCTGGTGCTGTTTGTGTTATTACTGCTTGACCAGAGGCTCCTTGTGTACCGCCCGTTAATGCTACAGTACTGTAACCTGTTATATTACCACAATAATCATATATAGGGGTTGTATCTGTTACGGTTGCTTGATAATTATTACCTTTTTTAAGTAAGGCAAGCATTTCTGGCTCAACTAATACTTCAAAAATATTATTATATTCTGTTCCGTCTTCTGCCTTAACAGGATATCCGCCCAACTTATCAAATGCATAAGATAAGTTACCTGCGGTACTAGTTGCATCTTTTACTCCTCCACTAAAGGAAGTACCAACTCCTACAGACCGAGGTAAACCTAATTGTGAGCTACATTCGCCTCCATGTAAACTGCTACCACCATTACTATAAGCGCCGTTAAGTAATCCTTCAAGACTAACTATTTCTTCAAGATCATCACCAATACTGCCTAGTGTAGATACTAAATTATCTAAACTTCCTTGAGCGTAACTACCATCTAAAATGGATGCGAGATTATCATTAATATCTTTTAATGCGCCGCTATTTAAACTTGAAAAATTAAACTTACCATCTAAGCCTACACAACCACACATATTATCAGGTCCTATAGCACCAATAGCATCCATTATATTCATGCCTTTACCAAGAAACGAACCAAACATACCTTCAATCATATTTGGTATACTTTTTGGATTTACTGGATCTGCACAAAAATTAATCATGCTTCCTACAGCACCTACTTCACTTATAATACCATTAAGATTTTTAAGAACATTATCAATACCTGTATGGTCATTAAATGAATCCATACCATCTCGAAGGCTTTGTAATGCATCTTTTAAAGCACCTTGTAGTGGATTTGTTAATAATTCATCTAATGCAACTGTGAGGCAAAGTTGAAAATTAGGTAGGAGTAGACCTTGCCCTGCAAGCAAGGCACAGATCATATCTTTTAAATTGTAACTATATTCGGCTTGTACACCAATAAGACTCGAGTCACCAGTAAGACTTGTAGTATTGTTTACGGTCGGTGATATATAATCATTAAATGATGTTAAACCATCAGTGAAATCTTGATATGCCATTCATGTTACCCATTTGCAAATACATCTGGGCTACCATCAATACGAGTATGTCCGCAAGAATCCGGATCTCCTTGACGAGTAACAGCAATATTACTTGCAAAAACAGTTGGACTTCCAGCTGTGGTTTTCCACACATACGGTTTAGTCTTTGACCCAAAATGTGGAGGGGTCCACGGAGCGTGAAATGTTCCTTGACTTCCATCAACTGCTACTTCTAAGTTATTTGCAAATACAGTAGCCTGGGGAATTAAATCAAGAATTCCTGGGGGCATTGCATTATTTTTATCTGTCATTCGTTGTACTTGAGGCATTATAATATTATCCCAGTAGTGGCTTGTATATATTTATCGGATAGGTCTTTCATAGCGGGAGCAGTTGCGACAATTTGAGATTTGTTTAACCAAACCTTTTTATTGTCGCCAGTTGCTGGCCAATTGACTAATGCAAATCCTTGGCTTGTAGATGCAATAGTCATGGAATTCAAAATATACTGTTCGTCGCCTTCAATTACTAACTTACCAAGTATTTCAATGTTACCTGCGAAAGTAATTGACATTACTTGATTGTTATCTTTATTAACTAGCATATCCCTCTTGTGTTGTTGTAGTAGTATCCATTAATTCTCCTAAATCAACTGATTCACATCCTCCATCAGCACCACACGCTAATTCTTGTGAACCGACCGTAGAATCGCCCAATTCAAATTGTGATAAGTTAGACCAATCTACATTTTTAGGCATTTTTAACATACTTGCTTTAAATTCTTTTTCATCACAATCTTGATATGGTGCTTGTCTATATGCATGTTCTGTATATGGTAAAAATGATACTCCGCTTACTGAATCAAAATGTTCGTATACCCATGCACCAACATCTAACCATTCGTGTTCTTTAACAGAAACCGTAATAGATGGTTTATGTTCACACCAATGTGTTTGATACTTAACCCATAATTTTAATTGTTCTACAGCAGTTAAATCAGTTCTAAATACTGAATCTTTTGGTGCTGACACCGGAAAACTAAACACGGTTGTATGATTGGGCTTCATAACATCTGGCTCATTCGGAAATCCTGCTTCTTTCATGAACTTGCAAAGAGGATCTTTATTATCAGCTCTTACAGTCCGTAAATAATAAGGATTATGGCGGGCATGAATACCAGAAGCACTATCAACAAGCTGAGATACAGTACCACTTGGCTTGACACAAGTGATGGCGGCGGATCTGTTGATTCCGAATTTGTCTGCCCATTCTTTATTTGTTTCAATTGCGACATTTCTTAATCCTTCCAATAAGGTTTCGAGTCCTTTTTTCTTTCCATTAGTTAATGGATTATCCATTATTCCTGTAAGAGAAACTCCAAGTAATCGCTCTTCTTCACAGTTTCGATTCCAGTCTTTTGTAAGATATTTGAAAGTTGTAAGGGTTGATTGAATTGTTCCAAGGATAGTTGCAATTCGTACTTTCTTTTCCAAAGATTCAACATTGTCCCCTCTTCTAATAACGCACTCGCTAAGGTTGCAGAATTCTCGTGATCGAAGAATGATTTCGCTACACGGATTCGTTCCAAAGTCGTACGCTGGGTCTCGTCGTTGTTCATCACCGTTTCTTTCATTTATTTTTTCAACTTGTCGTTGCGCCGACAAGCCATTGTATATGCCACGTTCTCCTGATTTCGAATCGTAAAGAGATAACCATTCTCGCATAAATGTACCTATATCAGGTTTTCCTTGATAATTAACTGAATTATTGGCAAGAGATCTGTGGGCATGTTGCTCCCACCAAACTCCTGTCTTTGCAAAACGTAATTCTCTATCATTTAAATCTGACAGGCTAATTAATGCACTACGTCTTACGCCACCAACAACAACAATTTCTGCTGTTTTACAAACAATGTCATGACATTCAATTGGTTTTAATTTTCTTCCTGCCGCTTCTTTAAATGTAGTAGTAGCAAATCTAAATAAATCATCTAATGGTTCAGGTCCTGATGCTCTTCCTCCAAATACTTTTAAAGGAGCACCTGCAGGACGAACCTTAGTTAAATCCCATTTAGGAACCTGTCCTGTATATAATAAACCAATTAATTCTTTAAATGCTTTTGCCCAACCTAATTTACTGTCAGCAACAACTATTGTTGTATCTGTTGGCCAAAATTCACTAGCAACTGATGGAAGTTGTTCAGTGAATTTACTTTCAACACTAAATCCTACACCTGTTCCGTTCATTAATATGTACAGTATTTCATCAAATGATCTAGGATGATCAACTGCAACATATGAACAATTATAACCAGCTACATTTTCTCGTTTTAATGCTTCGCCAGCGGTCATTAAACAACGCATACTAGGCATAACTTCTAATTTTAAAACCGCTTCTTCTAACTCGTCACGCTCGGTCTTTTTTAATTTGTAATTGCATGTTTCTTGTATATGTTCCGTAAAAAAATCAAAATATCGAGAAACGGTTTCGTTCCACGTCTCTCGTCTTTCTTGTTCGTAATCCCATCTAGCATAGCGGGACAAATGAATAAATGATTGATACTCCGAGGGTAACTCTGCAGGCATTGGTACTCCTTTTTTATAATATTAAATTGTAATTTAGTAGACTCGCATAAAGCGTATTTATTAAACCGAGGTATTCCAGGTGCGTATTTGGAAAAAGAATTCAGTTGATGCAACAGTTTGTGAGTATTGTAGATCAATAATACCCGAACTGATTACCGCATTAAAAGTAAAATAAAGTGTAGTTGTTAAATCATCAAACGAATCTGTTAAACTTACAACGGTTCCGTCAGTGATAAAACGTAATGTACCGACCCGTAATAACGAGCCTTGTTTTAATGAGTAATCCAAAAACAAAGTGTTGTATGTAGAAGAATTAAAACTATATCCAGTAGCAACATTAGTGCCAGTTGCTAAAGTAACATGATGCATTTTTTGTTCGCCACCAGTCAACGAAACTTCACTATTATAACCTACTTTAATTGTACCTGTGATTCCGACCACAAGTGTTACAGTATTGGTTGATAATGTATAATCAGTTGTTAGTGCTAATTTTGTATAGCCTGCTCCGGCATCAGCTAGAACAGTTAATGTATCAGGTTTAGCAGTTTTTGCGGTTAGTGTAAGAACTTGGCTTGCGGCACCTGTTCCTGTAAATGTTTCAAATACATTACCTATAAACAATCGTTGGGTATCAGAGGCATAGCCAAATTCACCTTCATCTAAAACTGGTAAGTCTGATTGATTACCTCTTCGTACTTGTAATTTTGCTACAGTAGTTGCCATGTTATATATCCTTACTCTCAGTATTTAGTCTCTTTAATTCCGTACCTATCGACGGTGTTAGTCCTTTCACCGTTGTATTAAACATTGCTGTAGTTATTTTGTGATGCTTTGATTTTTGTACACACAACCCACAGCCACAAAGTTTATTTGGACATACTATTACAGGCATAATTCCTGTTGCAAATTGATTTTCTAATCGTTCTATAATTTTATCGCAATCTGTTATTGTTCCAATTTCACCTCGCTTACCACCAAAATTTGCTCTACATGTTTGGTGATGTAATATACGATCATATTCCTGTTCAATGTGTAGCCAATTCCAATTAATCATACACGACCATTCTTTAAATTCTGTGCTACAAGCAAAAACAGATTTACGCCAATCATTAGTTTTAAATTTAATTTCTGTTTCTAACATTTCGTTAGCGGTTGTTTCATCTAGTGTATAAAACTCTCGTCGGCCGCAACATGGTCGGCCTAATTCTTTTCGTCCTTTTTTACGTGGCGACGCAGGGCTCCACTTTTCTTTTGGATTCCAATAATTTCTAAACCACGAATGTTGTTGCTCGGTATATCGATGATTATATCTATCATTATCGTAACTTTCGCCTATTATTCTTGGTACAAATTGTATATCATCCTTTTGAAATTGTTCTAATAAGTTAACACATTCATTAAAGTAATCATCTTGAGCATGGAACATTAAATTAACTTGACACTCATAATTTGATTCCTTCATTTGATAAATTCTATCAATAACGGTATCTTTTATGCTTTGATCTACTTCACAATGATAACTAATAGTGGCTTTATTAACTGCTTTCATAAGTTTATTACAATATGTTTCGCTAAATGCTCCATTAGTAGTGACATCAATTATTATACTAGGATCATTTAACGAATGTATATATTCGCACATTGCAAGAAAATTAGGATTATTTGTAGGCTCGCCTCCTGTAAATCCAATTATGTATTCTCTATCAGAATACATATAAGTTTGAAGAAGGTTTTTATACTTAATAACAAATTTACTTGTTTTTATTAATGTTTCTAAACTTGCATGTTGAGATGTATTATTATGTCGGTGGTCGGCGCAATATGTACAATCAAAATTGCATCGTCGTCCTAAGTCCCATGTAATTTCAAAGTGTTCTGAACCACTGTCTATTGCTACTATAGGTGTCATAATGCATAATACCTATCAAGCGTTTCTGTCCACTTATCAGAATATAATTGAAATTCATTATTGTCCATAGAAAATTCTTTATAATTACCTGCACGATCACACATTAAAATATAACAGTTTTTTATCTTTGTGTCAAACATTTTATTATGAGCTAATGCATATGCGGTACATTGCAAAAAATAATTATCAATCCATTCACGTTTTTTTATTTTCTTTGATGTTTTAAAATCTATTATTGCTGGTTCACCTTTGTATATCCCAACCAAATCAGTAGTGCCAGCATATAAATCAGGATAAAAAAGTGTACATTCTACCCCCCATGCTTCATCTAAGTTTTCTTTCAGATTGTCGATAATTGGTTTGCTAATTGTTTTAGCCATTTGCCATACTAAATTACCTTTAGGTTTTGATTCTTTTTTTAGCAAATAATTTTCAACAAGTTTGTGAGTTGCTGTACCTAACCCAGATGATTCTTTTGACACTCGGTTTGCTTCGGCATCTCCAACACGTTTTCGCCATGCAATAAGAAAAGACTTATCAGTTGTTTTATCTAATATTGTTGTTACGCTAGGTAGCTTTTCATCACCGACAGTATATACTCTTCCGCCGTTTACCATAGCACGTCGCGACTCTGGATAGTTATATTTTTGTGTCATGTTGATTTTAAATGATTTTTATAGTTAACGCATTAATTATACACTATTTGTGTTTAAAATACAAGATAAAACGTACAGTTTTACCAGTAAATTTTCCAAATTAATGTGTCAAGTGTGGATGTATTTGTTTGGCGTTCAACTGTATAACCGCCGTCTTGAAAGTAACTAATTACTCTTTCCATTTGGTAGGATTTAGATCGATCTTCTGTGTTACCTTGCCATACACTATAATAAGATTGTCCAGTAGCATCATCATTAGTCATTGATGTACCAGTAGAAATAGTTGATTCTAAATTTCCAGCGGCAACATCAGTAATAGTTTGAGTTTCAAGGGCTTTGATTTCACCATGAATAATTGTATCAATTGTTGTCTTTTTTCTTGCCTCTGCGGCGTTCATATAAACACTCATTTTTTAATCGCCTTTTGTAATTGCTTTTGGGCTGATGCCTTCATCTTATCTTTACTCTTTTTTGCAGTTTTCATTGCTAGACTAGGCTTCAATGTTATTTCCTTGATGTTTGCTTCTTGCACTAAGGGGATAGAACCCAATAATTCTATTAGGCTCTCATTATCTATATCGAAGTTTTCTTTTTTTAAATTATTTTGAAGTGCTGCCAACGAAACAACAGTTATGCCATTTAGTTTAGCCATTCCTAACAAATTGATGATGGTATCGGTTAACTGGTCAGTATAACCTTCTAATAAATTTGCTAGTTTCATTCATTACTTCCTGCCGGATTGTTTTGCAAGATATACAGCCGCTTTTTTAATTGCTTCAACAGGAACTTTACCATTTTCCATTTTATGTTCAAACATATAACGTCCGACTTTTTCTAATGACTCTTTAGGAATACGTCCTGTTGGTTCATCCATTGCTCCTGCGGCAACATCTGCACCAGCAAACTCATCTTCGCCTGGCATAATGTCCATTCCTGGTTCACCAACTGGTTCCATGCCCATTTCAGGACCGGGTGCCATTGCCATATCAGGCGACGGACCTTCGCCAGTTAATCCTAATACTGCATTGTCCATTCCGTCTCTTGCTTGTTTTACTACATCTAAAGCAGGAGCTAATATACTTTCAGCATTAGCACTAAATTGGTTTGCCATATCAATACCAAAACTTGCTTTCATAGCATCAACAATAGGCATCAATTCTTCTACTGACATTTCAGCGAGATCTTCTGCCATTCCTTGCAACTTATCAATCATTGCTTTGGCGGCTAGAACAACTTCGGCTTGGTCTAAATCTTGTTCCATAAGTATAGCTAATTTCTTAGACTTAGTTACAGTACTTTCTTTTACTTCTTTTTTCTTTTTTGTTTTACGCATGGTAGGGCTCACTTCTCTTAATACTTCCTCGTATAAACTTGCTTGTAATACGTCACTTGCGTATTCCGGTGTGGATTCCGAACCTGGATCACTTCGTCTGTCTTGAATACTCTCATGCACTTTTTTTAATTTGGCTTCTGCATTTGAGAAGTCTCTAATTTTTTTGCCCGTTATTGAAGCCAACGCTGAATTAATTGCTGTTGCTTCGGCGGCTACAATATCTAATAACTCCATAGGTTAAATCCTGTGTCTATACGATCTTTTAATTATTTATCATTTATATGTTGTTTAGTATTTTTAACTTGATATCTGTAGCCTTCGTTTTTACTTCAGATAGCTTACTTTCATACACATTATTATTTTGTGTTTTTAACAAACCTTTTAAGTTTGCACCCTCAAATAACTTACTGCCATAATCGGCATCTAAACGGGCAACGTGTCTTGCTTTATCTCTACTTCCATCCATAAGATGTCTAATAATAGCAGAAGCTGAGGCCCATAAGCAAAGGTTTTCGTGTAATATATCACCATTATTATCTATTATATTATAATATTTCTTTTTAGTTGATCCTACTCTACCTTGGCTTGTTTCAACTGTATAATCTGACATTTGTATACGATTGTTAGATATAGGTACAGGTGTTATTTCGTCATTATTAACATGAGTATCAACTGCAAGATTAGTTGCATTATTAAAATTTTCAAGTATTTTACGCATCTCAGCTTCTTTAGTAGTATTAGTAGTTGTTGCTGATTCAGTTAATGGTTTTGTTTGGCCTGCGGTTACGTCAGGTGCGCCTGATTGTGCTGAGTTAAATTTACTTAGTACATCCAACATACCTTTTCGTTCTTCAGGAGTAATTGCTTGCATTTTATACCTTTATAATTTGTCCAGTTACATAATCGATAATTCCACGTGTTCGCAGTTGTTGCAATAATACTTTTTCACGTTCGTCAATATCTTTATTTTCTTTTATATTTGTATTAACATACTTCTCAAATACTTCATGCTCTTCATTACTTAGCGGAACTGAAATAGCATTGTCTAATTCTATAAGTTTCATTATCCTATCCTTTTTGCTCTACGGAGCATCTGTGTAGCCCCTATATCATTTGTTACTTCTACTTGTTCTCCTGTGTCAGGATCCATAACTATAAGATTTCTTGCTACTTGACTTTTAGGCATCGACGGCACAGACCGACGAGTTGAGTTAGATGCGCCAGTTGGTGGTCTTTCTGGATTTGCATTATTACCTGCTATCTTTTTTGGTTCTCGAGGTGCTAATGGTGGTCCTGACGCTTGTACATTCGGTGCTTGCCCTTGCCTTTTTAGTTTAGCGTTAGCGGCCGCTCCTGGACTACTATGATATTCTTTTAATCTACTTTCGCCTAAACGTAAACCTTCAAAGTCTCCTGAATCAATTGCTCTTTTAATACCTACAACATCAGTTATATCTAATTGTTGTATAACCTGTTGCATTTGTTCATCTGAAACATCTAGTCCTAATACTTCCTTAGCAAATTTAGCTAAAATTTCTTGTTCAGTACTTTCTTCTAATGCTTCTTTTTTCAGTAGTTTGTTTGCAACGTCTTTACCTTTGTTGTATGTAGGTAATACAGATTGCATCCCTTGTTTAATTGGATCAGTAAATGATTTTTTAATAAAGTCCCATCGTCCACCAGGTACGTTTCCTTTGACAAGATCACTAACACCTCGAGCCAATGCACTATTTGAGGCGACACCTACGTTACGATCAACCATTGGTGATGCTTGAGAGCGCCACGTGCTTGCTATATCAGATGCTACCGCAGGAATAACTCCAGTCGCACCTTTAGCAAAGTTGCCTTCATCCCACCATTCGCCGTTCTCTTTTTTCATATCACTATAAGTGGCAATTGCTTTGTTGGAATAGTCCTCAGCCCTGGATCCACTACCATTATATGTTTTAAATGCACTTTTAATTACATCAGCACTCTTAGCACCTGTTCCTAATTGTTCCCGGGCTTTGCGTCTTAATACTGCATAATACATAGCACCTCGATACATTGCTTCTTTTGGATCATTTACAGTACCATCTTGTATGTTTGCATAATCTGTAACGTTAAGATTCTCCATTCCCCAACTGTTTGCCATAGAAGGAGATTGTTGATCCCAATATTCTTGTACCGCATCATTACATGTGTGTCTGCATGCCATTATGCCATATCCTTGGCGAGCCAATCCTTTATCAAGATCATGTGTTTGATCTACATTCCAATTAGGCCCTGCTTCGTTTTTTATTATTGATAATATTTCTTTTTTAAAAGATAATTTCTCAGATGTTCTATCTCCGATTAGCCCCATCCTGGAAAATTGATCTGTAAATTGATTTAACCAATCAAATACTTCTCGGCTATCTCTAAACCGTTTAGTAAAATATTTGTGATTACTTGCCATTATTGTCCTTCACTATTACTTTTACCTGTTACGTAACCAGCAACGATACCAACGATACCTGTAACTGCCATACTCAAAAGATTTATTACAGACTCATCTACTGGACGTTTTTCTTCAAGGGCCACATAAAAATCTCCTATGGTAATAACCAGCAACAAACCCATTAGGCCCAAAGCTAATATCAATACCGTCCAATCTTTCATTCTTTGACTATCCATCTATCTTCCCTTATTCATTGCTTGAATACGCCTACTCGCGGCATTATATTTTTTAGTTTTTAAGGCTTTTCTAATTAAACGGGGACCATATTTTGCTTTAGTTTTTCGCAATTGCATTCGTTTCTTTAAATCAATTGGTGCTGAGCATTGACTAGGCGAAGCAACTGCTCGACCTTTACGTTGGCCGTATGTACATCGATACTTCTTTGTAACTTGATTTTTACCTTTACGAGCCCAAACAACTTTGGTTTCAATAAGAATTTTATCACTTAAACATTCGTCAAGAAACATTAGATAACCTATAACAATTTATTTTAAGTATTTATTACATCTGAGAAATGAATGCGCCAATAACTGCTGTAAGAGTTGCAACTAAGACAGCTATTAACATTTTGTTTTGCGAGGATTTTGATTCAGCTATTTGAATATAAATGGTATCGATTTTTTCAAACAACTTTTCAAATTTCTTGTCATTTGATACTTTTTGATCTTCGGCTTGTTTTCTTAAATTATCTAATTTTTGATTCATTTGCTTATAGCGTTCACTACATAAATCTACATGAAATTCAAGATTTGTATTCTCTGACAGAGGCTGTTTCTTTTGTCTTGGCATCTTATAACTATATCCGTGTTAACAATTTTACCTTTTATGTAAAAGGGTTTTAATGTAATGTGAATTTTATTAGCCTTATTTGCCTGTAATAGTAAAAAAGGCGGAGTCATATTGTTGGCTCCGCCTTGATAATGTGTCTACGTAAAATCTAAATTATTAGATTATGCGTGGTAACCTCTAAAGTCCGCTCTTACAGCGACAGTTGCGGCTGACAAGTTGATCGAATCAACTGTTCCTAATGCCCGTACTGATACTTGCCATTCTGCGGCGGTTTGGTTAACCGGACCTTCAACGATCATATGGACCCATTGAGTGTCATCGGAAGGTACGTTAGCAACAACAACAGTTGCGTGAGCACTGATTGTTTCTACTATACGTGGTACTGCACTTAATGCACCGGAAGTAATTCCCAGTTTAGCACTAACATCCGCGCCACAATCAATTGTGACGTAATTTAAATTTGCACCAATAAATTCACCAGCGCCTGCGCCGGTATTGGTTGCTTGGGTTCCACCTGTGTCGACGGCCCCATGTTGTCGTAATTCTATTGTTCCAGCAGCCATGATTAATCTCCTATGAATGCTTATTGTTATTTTTATTTATCAAACGAATTGAAATATTTCTGTCTAACGGTGGAAAATATATCCATTATTCTACCATGTACATTGAGATAACCATAAAGTAGTTGGTATAACTTGTGTTTTGAGTTACCATCAAGTTTATTATACCTTTGTGCAAGACTAAGTGCTTGCTTTATATTACCATTTTGTACGCCAAAGGTAGATTTTATTTTATAAAAAAATGTAACTGCATCTTGGTTTGACATATCGCCTAATGCAATTTTTGTTAAGTATTTCCGCATAAACCATGCCGGTAATGCCTTTGGTTTAAGCAAATCGTATGTATCATCATTTAACATATGCGATTTGACATAAAATGCCGATATAAGTGTATATAAATCCGACATACTAATTGAGACTTGAGTAAAATTAGGGTAACTACTATACAATTTTCTTGTATATTTTTTAGCATCAGCATCGTCTTCTTCGCCTAATACATATAATAGCACCAAACTACATGCTGTTAAATTAACAACATCAGCCATTGATAAATTTTTACTCCAACTTCTATTATGGAATGCTTTGCCTTCAGTTAATATATTATCACGAAAAAATGTATACTTTTCCATAGTATTAACCATATCTATAGTGTCTTGTTTGCGTTCAGCTTTTGCAGTACCTACTTCGCCTGATTTAATGGATACCATGGAATTAAATAATCCTTTAACTCTTTGTTTGCTTGTAGGGTGTTTTAACGTTGATTTAACATCATCTAATAGCTCTTCAAACGGTTTACGCAAGTTATAATCCCCAAGCAAATTAACAGTATCTTTCCATTTATTGGAGTTCCATAGTATTTCTCTTGTACCTTTTACTTCTCTACCATTATCATCTGCTTCATACGCTCGTAAACTTAAATTAACACCACTTAATGTAAACTCTAATTTTCTATCTGTGTCTGGTACTTCTAATCCAATTCGTGCAAACAAGTCAGGCAACATTCTTTTCATTGATGCTTCTTGTATAGCAGTTTTAACAAGCCCCATAATAAGCCCTTGGGTTTCAGCTGGCATGTCTAAAAAATTCTTCTTGAAAACACTTTCATCTTTATCCAATGCTATTATGTTGTCTATTTGTACTGCCCTATCATGTCCTACTTGAGGAAAGAGTATTGATATAATTTCACCTGAATTATAACTACGTTTGCCTGGATATTTTTCGCTAGTAAAAGGAAGTATTTCAGTATGGGGTTTGCTTTCTAAGTATTTTTGCAAATCTTTTTTAATTAATTTTTTATCATCTGAGTCTAAATGAACAATTAAATCTATATCGCCGAAATCATTCTTACCTGTAGTATTATAACTACCACTTATTTCAGCACTACGAAACGGTGCAAAGCCACTAAGAACATCACTTACATAACGATCAGTTGTTGCTTTAACATTTGCTCTGTCTATTCTATGTCCACCTGCTACACCACTCAAAATTGACTCCGTTTCTCTAAATTGTTACCTTTGTTATTCTCATCTACACATTGATAATATGGTAGATGGGCATCTTTATTAAGGGCTCTAGTTCCTCTTTCAGGAGGTCCTTTAACCCAATGTCCATAACATCCTAATGTACTTGTTCCGCATCCAACAACTATCCATGTCGCCATCATTACGAAAAGTAATAATAGCTTATTCATATTTTTAGTCCTCAATTTGTTGGATACCTTACGTTCTTGTATATATCAGTATCAGGTTTAACTTTCGGAACGAAGGGTTCTTTATTTTTATATTTCTGTGCAAATTTTTGAGCACCTGTAATTCCGCCTTTTACAGCCGTTTTTATTTTTCTTCTGTTTGCTTTAGTATTCCATTTATAATCAAATCGTTGTGGCGAGTTCATTCCGGCCTTATGTAACCAACTACCTTCTGGTGCTAGAAGGGCGTTGTCAAGGTCTGCTTTACTATGAAAGTATGCACCACCTGCCATGTTTGGTCGTATATTTCCATTAACAAATCTCTGTATTCCGGCGCCTTCAAGAATCGCACCTTCTAATATAACTTCATTTATTTTCATATTGTCCTAAACTTTCGAAATTGTAAATCTGTAAAACAACTACAAGAATATTTATCGCATATGATTCCTTTAGTTGGTAGTTCAACTTTTCGATTTTTAATATTACCAATACTAATATTGCTTGTACAAGCAGATCTGTGTACTTCTCCATGAGCATCTATAATAGTTCCATCTGTTCCAGCATTACATAACCATCCAAAAAAATTATCTCCGCCTGTTAACTTGGCACCCATTCGATTATATTCTTCTTCTTCTTTGCCGTCTTCTTTCCAATAAAGAGGTCCTGATATTATATTATTATCTAATTTCTCCCAGTCATAGTTCCAATCTTTATCATCAGGAAAATGTTTATACCAATTTGATATAAAATCGTTTTGTTCAGGTGTATAAGCAGGGCTGTACTTATTTCTTTGATTAATAGGTTTGCGTATTAACAATGCATTCTTAACATCTAGTAATTCATTATACAATTTCGTAGATTTATCTATACAAGTATCCCAAATTTTTGGATCAATCATTTGTTGAACGTAAACTGGTTTATCAGCATCAAACGTTTTACAAACATTTACAATATGATCAACATCAGCATACTCCATATGCATAGATATTATACAACCTGAGAGAAATTGCTGTGACTCTTCCCACCATTCAATTGGTCGTGATGCATTTGTTACAAAATGTTGTGTTACCCCTCTATTATATAATTCTTTTAATAAAATATCAATATAACGGTAATATATGGGCTCGCCTCCATATAATCGCATACTGTATGTTTTAGTATTATCATTTTCTATTAATTTATCGACATACCATAAAACATCATTATAATCTAATACATCTTTACCTGCGTGAGAAAAGGGAGGGCAATAAGAACATCTATAATTGCATTTATTGGTTAGCTCAATTTCACATAAAAAAACATTTTCGTTTTTTGGTGCCAATCTCATAACTATGTGGCTACCTGTGTCCTATATTGTGCTAAGTTGCTTTCGTTAGGTATAAATTTTCCTGAGAGTCCTAATTCTTTTTGATGTGCTATCCAGTATTCTTGTAAATCATCTGGAATATCTGCTCTTGTACTGTCAAGTATCTTTAAATAAACTTTCATTACTTGATCATATAATTGATGTCCGCTAATAGCATCATGTAGTGTATGATAATTCGCGACTTGTTCTGGAGTTAGGTTCATGTTAAACAGTTTATTAAGTAAGGCTAATGCTTCAGCTGGGTTGGTTGCCTCTATTTCACCTGTTGCTTTATTTGTTACACCTTTAACATGATTAAAGGAATACCCAGTTGCTTGAAACATTGCTAATATTAATTGAGTTCTGTGTAACCCTTTAACATTTGACGTTTCACTATAGTCAGCAGATGCATAACTAAATTGTAACCATTCTAAATGCCCGACCATCCAGTCTATTTGAACTCCTACATTTAACTTATTGCCTTGTTCATCGTACTGCGAAAACATACCATACGCATTTCCTGGTTGAACTTTTTTAGGTTCCATGTGTATAGTAGGTGCATGTTCATTAACATATTCGCTAATTAAAACCAATGCGGTTTTCATAGCAACTTGCTCGTCTGTTGATGATCTTGCTCGTTTTTTAAATTGATCAAATCGTAGTACAAATTCGTCAGGCTTAAGATTCCATTGTTGCATTGATTTAGTAGTTATACCTGCAGGAAATAATGCAGTTGAATCAATTGCTAAATCAATATCACCGCTAGTACTTTTTTTACCGACTGAACCAACAGGATGAAAATTAGTAGGCTGGATGCCTGCTCGAGGGAATACTTGCTGTAGTTCTGCAAAGTATCTATCTAATGTAGGTTGTATGTGTTCTCGATTAATACGACCAGTATTATCTCCAAATACATTCCCGCCTTCAATTAAAATTTCGCGGACAAGCATTACATAACTCCATATTCTTCTTTATTCTTTAATTTTGTTATACGTGCTTTATAGGCAGGGCTGTTCATTTGATTAGTAACATCTGAGGCTGCCTGGAGAAAATGCTGAAACACTTCCATTCGTGCATTTAGTTGATCAAATTCTTTTTCTTCTATCATTCTTGTTATGTCAACGGATTTTCGTTTTAAGTTATCTTGTAGTTGGCTATATAACATCCTAGAAACTCCATGAACAAGTACTTCGGGATCAATTGCATCTTCATATGATTTTATATTTTTTGGTTCCCATACAGAACCTTTAACATCTGAAGCTTCGTCTAGAGGATCTGCTGTTAGTTTATCAATAACATCTTTTTGTGTGAAATCGTTTTGGATTCGGCGTAATTGACGTGGTCCTCGCATGTTCCTTTTTTTGTTTCCAGTTATTTCAATCTCAGATATTTTCATTACTCTTAGCCCGTTTCATTCCCGTTAAGAATTTTTTTGGATCTTGGTTTTTAATGCTAATTAAAAGTCGTCTATGTAAGTCTAGTGCTATCTCTTGATCGTACGTTTCATACAATAAACCTATTAGATTTATAACTGTATGTATAACGTGTTGGCCGCGAGATTCAATAACAATTTGCTTGTTCTGCTTTGGAATTACTTCGTTAATTTCTTGTAATAGACTTTTTGTTTTACGTTGCATTTGGTGCGTCCTGTTATAAATATTTATATGAAATTGACACATATTATCGAACAACCAACACCACCAGAACCACCGCCAATTAACATGCAGTCCCTTGTTATAAAAGTTGACGAAGTTGTCGGTCAAGTATTTCAAAATCCGCAAGCGGCTGATGAATTAAAAGAGGCATTTAATGCACTCGGTGGAGGTCGGCAAATGACCCGCGAACAAAGTCAAGCATTGTTACAATATCTTACTATACTATCAACTAATTAATTTTTTTAATCATTGCTTTTAATCTATCAGTTTGATCTATTGGAACCTGATCTTTTGGTGTATCGTCTCTCATGCTAGATGACAGTTTTAATCTATCATACAAGTTTTCTTGCGGAGTTTCGTCCATATCTTCAGATAAATCAGATATTCTTAATGTGTCTATATTAAATTCCAACTCAACTTTCTGTCCTACTCCTGCTGAACTTCTTGTTTTCATAAACTGTACTTGTGTTCGTCCACGCTCTCGCATTATTCTACTAGAAAAAATAGCTATAACATTATCTGCTGTTTGTATTTTACTAATACCTCCTGCAATATGACTATGATCAAATTCAATTTCATCTACTGCGCCTCTGTTTAATTGCGATGCTGTAGCAAACAAATAGTTACCTTCAATTGCAAAGTTTCTAAGTTCTTCACTGACAAATTTATCTTTAATAAACAAATCACTTGGTGGTACTTTACGTTGAGCCGGCATCATTAAATCCAAATAATCTATTAGTACACATTGAGGTTCTATGCCTGTTTGTGTCATATACTCTTTAATATATACTTTAATATGATTTACGGTGCATCCATTTGGTAGTTGCACAATTTGTAATTGTCCTTTTTTCTTTGCCGCCATTTTAACTTTTAACTCAACATCGTCTAAATTTTTAAATATTTCCCTAGTTGAATATCCAGTTATCATGCTATCAAGACGCATTGATGTAAGTCCTTCACTTAATTCTAAACTAACATATAAAACATTAAATCCAGCTTCGACCCAATTAAGTGCTAAGTTTTGCAGAAACAGACTCTTTCCTGCTCCGCTTCCGCCTGCGAATATTGAAAGCTCTCCTCTGTTAAACCCACCATATAATTTGTCATCAATTGTTTTCCATCCTGTGCTTGCACTACCATTATGATCTCTTAACAGTTTTAATCTTGACATTGGATCGTCCCAATAGTCTGTTCCTAAGTTTTTTGTTAATCCTATTTCAACTGCTGTTTTAATAATGCCTTCAACTGCACCATACTCTTGTGTTTCGAGCAAATCAGCAGATTCAATAATTGCTTTTTCTAATGCTTTATGTTTACAGAATTGTTCGAACTCTCCTAAAAACCAATCAATTTCATGCTTAGTAATTGTTACTTTTTCAAATTTCTTATTTGATTTTGCGTTTAATATATCAACTGACGGGACTGCTGAATGTTCATCTGCATAGTCTTGTAAGAATGCAACACTCTCTCTAAGTGTTGCATCAAAAAAATCCGAATCGCAAATGTTTCTACATCTTGCATATAATTCTGGATCTGTAATTAGAAACTCTATAAACAGTTTCTGTAAATCGTATGTGTAATCTACCTCAGCCATTTTTTCTGCTTTATTTTAATTTTAATCTTATTATATTCCTTTGCATACAAAATTGTAAGCAAAGCCTCAAGTCGTCCATAATATGCTACGGCATCGCATATATCTTTAACTTCGTTGGGCCACTCAGGTAAACTAATGTGCCATTTATTTTCTATAGCCACATCCATTAAATTAGAGTCTTTACCGTCTTTATCTGGCACAACTATTTTCTTTGTTGGTAAATGATTTAATAAATCTATCTGTCTACTATTGCAATGATTACCACAGACTGCAACACCATTTACCATTAATGCATCAAACGGTCCTTCGCATACAATCGTATATTTAACATTAGTTTGTTTATCATAGTTAAATAAAAAACTTTGTGGTGACTTTGTAATATATTTTGGTATGCTATTTGACTTAGGGCGTTTAGTTAATCTTGCAGTATATCCAACAATTTTATTATTATATTCAAATGGTAAAATAACACGTTCATCTAAATTAAATGCTTTGGTGTCAGTATAATACCAATTTCCAGCATCCATTAAACTACGTTTTTCAAGATACTTTAATGCTTTAGTAAACGCATCAGTTATTGTACATTTAAGTAATGGTTTAGAATTAATCGGAAGTGCTTCTTCCTTCCATTGTCCTGGTATTGCTAATGAATCAAATGTAACACGTTCGCTTGTAGACTGTATTTGCATTGAAGCAAGTACAAGTTTTTTAATATCGTTATCAGTTGCACCAAGGCTAGTTAATAATATTCTAAACTTAGATGTAATTTTTCTACCAGGTAACCATGATGTTTTGAAACCACAATTAAAACAATGATAAACAACTGAATCGCTATTTGGAAAATTGAATCCTCCACGTTTCCGTGTATCGGGCCGTGATTGTCCATTATGAATGCACACCGGACAATTCAAGGTATGCCATCCACTAGGACTAACTTTTATGTTTATCGGAAGTAATGTTTTAACGTAATCTAGTATCACGCTCGTATTAAGATTTTAGTTATTGAACCTGTATTACTTACATTAGGTACATGCCTAAATTTTATATATTTTACGGCTAATGTCAAATTAAATGGATCTAATTTAGTTGTTGCTGATGTATAATCAACATAATCAGTAACAGCACCTAGTGGTACTGCAAACCAAGAACTACTCATAGTATATGTATCATCTAATGTTCCAAATACTGACACTTGTCCAAAATAATTATCTAGGTAAGTTACAAAAGTAATTAGCCCATGCTTATCAGCCGCATCGTATACTCGTATTGGTTCTGAATCAAATATACCTGTACTAGTTCCAGTTTCAATAAAAGTCGAAGTTGAAATACTATCTACTGGAGATACTATAATGGAATCCTCAATTTCAACATTTAAATTACCAGTACCAGCTAAATTTGTAAACAATGGCTTTTTAGTTCCGACCGTATCTTGAGTATAAAAACTTAAACGATACATACCGGGATCGATATGTTCAAAATCACTAGCGGCAGTAACTAAATCAAAACTACCTTTAGTACTGATATGTTTAGTACATTGAACATTTTTTATTAGTGTTCCGCTATTACTCACAATATTAGCATACACAGATACGTTATCTATCTGAATCGGTTTTCTATCTTTATTTTTAACTTGAAAATTAACCGTATTTTCAACTGATTTAATTAGTTTAACATTTCCTGCTTGCATTGTCAAGGCACCTTTTCCTGGGGAATCTTCTAAGTAAAACGTGTTTGCTATTGTATAAATATTCACAGTGATTTAACCCCATTATGTAATATTTATGGAATATGAACAAATTTTAAAACGCTTTCCTTTTTTGAGTATAATCAAATCTAATGATAAAGAACACGTCGGTATCATTCAACAAAACGATACGGCATTTATTATGTTTTATGATTACAGTTTAATTAAAGATAAAAAGTTAAAAGAAGAATTTATTTCATTAGGTGAAACTTGGTGGTGGGAATCAAACAGACGTATTCCCATTACATTGTTTCTTCATAAACAAATGAAAAAATTTTATCCTTACTTAACAGTTTTAACAGCAAAAAATGTAATAATCGAAAAGGGACACGAAATAAATTTGTTCAACTTTTCCGGAAAAAAAACTAAGCGAAGAACAATCGAACTAGTACAAAAATCTAGTTAATTGGATCAATTTTATCTAGTTGATCACATACTGAGTTACTTACTGCATTTATTAACAAAAGTCTTCTGTTATTATCTGTAGTATTTGGCATTGTGCTATGTAATAATCGACCATCCCATAGAATTAAAGTTCCTGGTGGTGCGATATGTTGTTTGTTATTATCTAAAAAGAAGTCCATATATTTTTCGTGATCTGTATTTTTTCCTAACTCATTTAAATCATATGTTATCACATGTGACCCTGGTACAAATGCTGTGCCGCCATTTTTTTCTGTAAGCTCATCAATAGTGATAGCTATTTGCATTCCAATTAAATCTGTTCTATCTTTGAATTCCCAAAATCTATAAGGTGTATCTACATGTGGTCTATATATAAGTTCTTTTTGTCTGTTGGAATGAGAACAATTTACAATAAAATCAGTTGCACGAAAAGTAAATGGTCCTAATAAGTCAGTACAAATTGGTGATAATTTTTCTTTGATTAAATTAAGAATATCACTATCATGTATTTGTGCAGTATAATAAAACAACCACGGTAGCTTCCACGGATCGGCAAGAGTCCAGCCAGCACTTACTGCGCCTCTACAAGGTGGTAAACTATCACATAATTCTTTTAATTTAGTAATAGTAGTGCTATCTACAAAATTAGGTATAACTGTATATCCTTGTTTTTTTACTTCGTTTATTGCTTTTTCCATTATAAGCTATTTAATTGCATTACAATTAGTATTGCATAACTTATAGCATGAGATTTTTTAAAATAATATGTACCATCAGTTGGTTTAACCCACACTACTTCTAATATTTTGTTCCAATTATGATTTGACAAGTGTCGCTTTGCAGGTCTAATTATTGCTAGTACTGCCGCTAATTGTTCTACACTTCTTGGTCGTAACTTTTGAAGTATATCCAAATGATCATGTACATGAAATAACTTACTAACTATTGTTGGATCAAGCAATAAATCCCAATTAGGATCTTCGAATATTAATTCATCTAACTTGTTTGAATCTATATTTTTGTATGCACTATTATTAATTACATCTAGTTTAAAAAATCCAAGATCATCGGCTTGTTTATAATCAATAATACAAGTACCATTTAAATAATCAGCTGGTACATTATGAAAATAAACGCCAGTTTTATGTTTCTTATTATCTGTTAGCTTTGCCGGAACATGCTTAAACAACTCTAATACTTTATCCCTGTCTGCTACATCTATATCAACATCAGTATTAAACGCCATTAAACTTCATTTCTTTTAGAACACTATTTGCCCAATTAATATCTTCTTGGTGTTTGCTAATTAAACGACTCCATTTGTTCAAGTCATCACCAAGCCATTCATCTAAATGTTTAAGTTCACTATCTTCCATCTTAGATAGTAATTGCTTTCCAATATCAGTGCCAACTGCTATCCATAAACTTAATTTACCATCACGTATAAGTTTTAATATTGTTGGCGAATTAGCCTTAATATAAAAATCCTGTATTGGTTTATTTTGTTCGTCTGCCCATTCTTGTATACATAATACAAATTTTTCTAATGCTCGTTGACACGATTCTTTGAGTCCGTGTTGTTTAATAAATTTACCATATGTTGCTTCCTTTCGCCAATGATCAACTTTTACATTATTGTCACATAACCATTCCATAAAGTCTTGATAACCTTTAATACGTGCTTCCAACACATACCTAGCGAACTTAATAAACTCCATATAATGTCGCGATTCTAAAAACTTTGTAATAGTAGCCTGCTTATATGTATTCCTTGCAAGAAACTTATTATAACACCATATGGCTACAATCATATACTTCTCATCCTTATCACCATGGTATAATTTTTTTGGACAAGAATGCGATGCTAATGTTGTTTCTTTAACAAACGATCTATTACAAAAGATACATTTAAATTTTGCCATCTATTTGGTCTATCATATTTTGAACTGCTTTTTTATCACTTAACAATATATCTATTTCATCTTGGTTTAAACTTGGATATAATAAACTGAATCTCTCTATCAGTTTTTCTTTTTTAGTTTTTTTACTAACACCTATCCAAGGATGATACTGATTTTTTCCAATACCAATTATCGACGCTAACATCCAACATAACTCTTTATGTTTATATAAAACAGAAAAATCTTTATTCAAAAATTCATTTGTCAACTCTAAATAATGCTCCTGCAATTGCTTACTACCCTTAATAGAACTTGTCCAACGCATTACCATGAACGGACTAAACTCTTTCTTTTGTTCATCAGATAGCTGGCTGTAGAATTCTTTATTACGCCTATCTACTGCACCTAGCATAGACTTGAGATCAATCTTTTTCATAATAAATATATTATACACGAAACAAGGTTGTTTTGCAACCTTTTATGGGGCACCACCCCGTAACGGTTAGAACCCGTAATAGGAGAAAACAAATGGGAAGACCAATTAATAAACGACATTTAGGTTCACCAGATGCTGGTAACGAATTAAAATGTCGGTTTCATACCGGAGCCGCAGAAGTAAACGGCTGGATAGTGAAGCAAAAAGGCTCACGTAGATATAAATGTTATGATGGCTCAACTTATGCAACTTGCAAATTAGTTGACAAAGCACAAGGTGCTTTGGTTGCCGGTGAAATGACTGTCACAGTAAAGGACGATGGCGGAACAATTCGCCAAGTCACTAAAATGACTGGTCATAGAGTACTTCTTGATTCAGGAAGTTCCTCTCGATGGACATTTACAACCTCGGCCTCAGATGATGCAGTGGAAATTGAAGAAGCTGGTACAGACGAAAGTTTTACCGCCGCTGACGATTTTGAAGCTGATTGATAACCATAAAGGGGGGCATTAGTTCCCCTTTACATCCATAGCTTTTCAAAATCCAAAATCTCTGGTATTTTTTGTATATCCTTTGCAAAAAAAGCACAAATATTTGAGTCTGACGATAACGGAACCGCAAGTAAATGTCCTATTTTAAGTTTTGGTACATACCATTTCTTTTCATTATAAACATTTACAACATCCAATGTACCAAAGTCAGGCATTATCGAACCACTCATATCAAGACAAAATGCAGAAAATTGTCTACCTTGTGTATGTACTAATGATATCAATTCGCATTCACCTGTATACTTGTCAGCTATAATAATATACCAATCCAACGGCATTAAAAATTTAAATCCGCCAATATTAACGTCTAAACAAGGTGTACTAAAACTTTCAAGAAATACCAATGGACAATATATGTAATCTGGATTATTTGCATCACTATAATCTAAGACTGCATAACGAACATCATCTATTAATTCAGGTATACGATCGATATCATATATACCATCTTCGAGTGTGTGTACTAACATATTACCATCTTACCTTTTCTATTGTGTATGGGTATCGAGCTTCATTATAAAATTTCTTACGTTCTGTAAGATGCCTTTTAGAAAACTTAGCAGAAGATGTTATATCCCAAACTTGGACAAAATCTTTATCTTTTGCTTTTCTAATGCCTCTTCCGATTGACTGTATGACACGGACAAAACTTTTGCCTGGCTCGATAAGGACTAAATTAAAAATCCTAGGCATATCGATGCCAACAGATGCAACACCGTAAGTAGCAATAATTACTTTGTTGTCAGCAGTTTGTACTTCGTCGTATTGTTCTCGTCGGTCTGCTGACTTGACCGCACCTGATATAAAAACACTTTCATCTCCGAGTTTTTCCTGCAACATCTTTCCTGCTTTAATACGACTAACAAGCACTAAAGTATTGCCTCCTTTAACAATATCTTTTAATAATTCTACAATATATTCTATGCGAGTTTCATTTGTAGTAAGA